CATTAGACATCGCTGAAACTCTAGAGCCTGCATCATCAAACATCGAACGAATGCCGTCTGCCATTCCAGATACATTGCTTTTGACAACTTCAAAACCACTCATTAAAGCAGTATTGAAACCGCCCATGATAACTTGCCCTGCTGGAATCAGCAATCTTCGGTCATAAGAGATAGGCCCTTTATGTTGTGCAATCCAGTTAGCTACACCTCCGATAAAGTTCTTAACACCCTCGAATGCAGCTTTCAAACCACCAAGGAAGCCGTCAATAATAGCTTTCCCTGCAGCCCACAAGTCGATGTTCCATAATTTACCAAAGAATCCTGTAACTGCGTCAATTACACTAGAAACCCCGCTTTTAAGTAAATCTAACGCACCCAAGAAACCGTCTTTTAAAGCATTACCAACATTTATTACAGTTTCTTTAATTGCATTGATTGTTGTTGAAATGATGCTCTTAATAGCTTCCCAAATCGCTGAAACGGTATTTTTGATTGCGCCTAAGACAGTACTAATAATAGTACTAATTGCATTGATTACTGTTGAGATAATTGACTTAATGCCTTCCCAAACAGTATTCGCAATTCCTTTAATAGCCTCCCAAGCACCGCTCCAATCTCCTTTGATAATCGCAGTTACCGTGTTGATAATACCTGAGATTACATTCAAGACTGTTGAAATAACCGTCGAAATAACAGTCCATACAGTTTGAACAATCGTTGTAAACACCGTCCAAACCGCATTCCATACTTCTTGAACAACTTGCATTCCAGTAGAAATGATAGTTTGAATGTTTTGAATAGCTGTTGAGATATACGTTTGAATACCATCCCAAACCGCTTGGATAATAGGTTGAATTGTATTCCATGCTGTAGTAGCAACTGAAACCACACCATCCCAGATTGAAGTCATGAACTCTAGGAAACCAGTCCACAATCCTTTGATTGTTTCAACAATAGGTGTAATGAAATCAACAAAACCATTCCACGCAATAGTAGACGCCTCAGTAATTCCTTTCCATAAGTTAGTAAAGAACTCTGCAATGCCGTTCCATACGCCCTTAATCGTTTCAACGACAGTTTTAACAACATCAACAATACCATTCCAAACCGTTTTTGCGATTGAAACAATACCGTCCCATAATGCCGTAAAGAACTCCGTCAAGGCGTTCCATACATTCATTAAAGCCTCCACAATTGGTTGTGCGCCCTCTAAGAAACTATTCCAAACGTCTGAGGCAATCTTTTTAATTCCTTCCCATAATCCAGAGAAGAACTCTTTAATGCTATCCCACGCTTTTTTAATAGCGTCGATGACTGGCTTAGCCTTCTCAAGGAAACCATTCCAAGCATTTGAGGCGGTTTTCTTAACTCCGTTCCATAGATTAGAGAACCAATCTACCATTCCATTCCAAGCATTTTGAATGCCTTTCCAAGCGTTTGAGGCAACTTTGACAATTCCATTCCATAAGCCGATAAAGAAGTTTCTGAAACCTTCGCATTTATTCCATAGAACAACGAAAGCTACACCAACTGCCACTACTGCAGCAATAATCAAACCAACTGGTCCGAGGAAAGCAACGATTGCTGAAACTGCTGAACCAATCCAACCGCCCACTTTACTGAAAATGTTTAGTCCGATTAGTGCACCTTTAGCAAGTTTTGAACTTCCAGACAAGAATGTTAAGGCTGAACTTGCAGCTTGAGAACCTTTAGCGATTCCAGATAAGGCTTTTCCTACTTTTATGGCATTATCCAACCCTTTAAAAACAGCCTTAGCACCACCAACTGCCTTGCTTAGTCCAGTTAAGGCACTTACTACAGGGTGTATCGCCCTTTGAGCAACCTTAAAACCAATAAATGCAGTTGCTATCGCTCTAATCTGTTCAGGACTTAGACTTTGAACGACTTTAGCAAAGGCTTGGATTGCTTTTGAGGCTACACTTAAAGCTTTCCCAATCTTTTCTCCAAACGATGCAGTATCGCCACCAGAAAGAGAAGAAAATACTTTCTTGACAGCCTCCCAAACTTCACTCAATGCCTGTTTAAAATCAGAAATCGCACTTGTATTTGAGAAGCCTTGCCAAAATTCTTTGATTTTAGCAACAGCAGAACCAACGAACGAGGTTATTTTTTCGATAACCGCATCAAAATCAATCTTGCTTACAAAGCTCTCAATCCCTGAGGCTAGTTTATTGAAATCAACCTTATCAAGTTGATTCATAATCGCCTCAAGTGCCTTGATACCTGCCTTAGACAATGTATCAAAAGCTGGCTTTAATTTGTTTGAAAGTGTTTCTTTCAATCCGTCCATCGCTTGGTCAACCGTTTTGTAACTTGTAGCCATGTCTTGCATGGTCATACCTGCTCGCTTAAACGCCTCTGCGAAATCATCCGTTTTGACTTGTCCAGCTTGAATTTTTGTAATCAATTCATTCAGTGACAATCCCATTTCTTTAGCAACTGCACTCATCCCTGCTGGCGCTTGTTCCATCATTACACGGAAGTCTTGCCATGAAATTTTCGGCTTAGCTAAGGCTTGAACCATTTGTTGAGATAGTGTTGTCATGGCTTGCTTAGGATTTTCTGCGGATGCTGCTAGACCACCCATAGCTTTTACAAGTTCGTTGCTATCGTTACGACCAATTGCCGCCATTTGAGAGAACGTACTAGCCATGTCTGAGGCTGAGTAGATAGTTTTCGTTGCATAGTCCTGCATAGCCTCTTTTGCCTCGTTGATTTGGTCTTTTCCCCAACCTAGCTTGCTGAGGTTAGCGTCAAACGTATCCCACGCCTTTTTTGAACTATTCAACTCTCCGACCATTTCGCCTAGTGTGTTTTTAACACTACCGAAAGCCGATGTAATTGCTGAACTAACAAGATTCGCCCCAAGCATTGACTTAAACATTGAACTGCTCTTATTTGAAATATTATCAAATGCGGATGAGGTCTTTTGAAGTCCATTGATTGCTTTTTGTAGTCCGTTCAAAGTAGAACTCATTCCCTTATCGACAGCGGTTAATACCGCCTCGACTGAATAAGTTTCTGCCATTATATACCTCCTTTCATTACGTATTCGCTCTCAGCAGGAGTTCTTTCTCTTTGTCTGAGAGTTGATACTTTTGTTTAGTATCTTTTTTCTTGTAAAAATCACTGTATCTCTTATACAAAGGAGTTTTACCGTCCGATTTCGTTGCCTCAACTTGTCTAGTTAACCAAGCAGAACGGTGCAAGAGTTCGTCTTCATCCTGCTTTCTTAATAACACTCCAGTCATCAACAAGTCGTATTCGTACATTGTCATACGCCCAATCTCGTTCATGTCTGTAATGTTTAAAAATCGAACGCAATTTATAATGATTTCTTCAAACGTCTCAAGAGAGGATTTCTCAATTATTTCTTCTTGAGGTTTTGGTCCATCTCCGACATCAAAGACTTTCCTGCGTTTGACTCACTCAATTCTTGAATTACATCATCGAATAATTTTTCTAGATCTTCGCACTCTTCAACGTATGTTTCAACATCATTCAATGAAGGACGAGGGCTTTCTGTAACTGTTCCGTAGTAGATAATATCCGCTAATGATGCGATATTTTTAGCATATAATTCTGGAATTTTAGCAGATAGTGCCATTCCAAATTTCAATCCTTGTTGTTCGATTGGATAAGCTTTATCGAGCGCACGAACGAATTTCACACCGAATTTTACGTTGTAAGTTTTTTCATTAATTGTTAATTGCATTGTTGTTTTCTCCTTTTTCTAAAAAATACAATAAAAAAGAGAGGCGTTAACCTCTCTTAGTTTCTAACCACCGATTCCAGGTACACCAGCTACAGGACTAGCTGGGCTAGCTGTTCCTTTTGTAGTATCAGCGAATTCATATTGAACCACTTCTGCTTGACTAGTGTTTAAAGTTGCATAACCTTTAACCCCAGTACCATTGACCGCAAATTCAAGTTCTAACTCGATTAGGTCTTCTGCGTTTTTAGTTTTCTTGAACGATGTTAAGTAACCTTGGTAATATACTGACTCGTATTTGTTGCCTTGTTTTTTAGCATTCTTTTCAATTTCCCACACTTCAACAAGTTCGCCTTTGTCCATAGCAGTTTCTAATTTTGCAACAAGCTCATCGTCTTCTGCCATGATCGTTGTAGCAGTGATTGAAACCTCAATACCACCGACTG